GCGGCGGAACGTAGGGCCACAACCGATCCAGCTCGCGCAGGATCAGCGGCCGGAGCGCGTCGACCGTTCGGAGCTGATCGTCGGTGAGCAGCGTGCAGCCCGCCGGGTACTCGTCCAGCAGCGCGCAGGCCGCCGCCCAGGTGTCCCGACGGACCAGCACAACGCCGTCGGCCTCGGCCTGCTGCGACTCGGCATCCCACGCCTCCTTGTCGGCCTTCGCTCGACGCTCCTGCACGGAGGCGCCGCGGAATCCGCCCGGGCCCTCGGCCATGATCCGCCGCAGCACGTCGACCTCGGTCGCGGACAGCTTCAGCCCGTCGAAGTCGGGCGCGCGCCGGTAGCGGTCCGCGAACTCCTCGGGCTCCAACGCCGCGCAGTGGATCGCGGACCCGAGGACCATCGCGGGCGACGGCGCGAACGGGGTTGCCGCTCGGTGCGCCGCGTGCAGGCTCGACTGTGCCGCAGGCCACACCTGCGACCAGTGCGCCGGGGCGTTCAGGTAGTCGTCGAACGGCAGGCCGTGGACGATCCGAGCGCCGCTCACGACGCATCCTCGACGGCGTAGTCGGCCTCGGCCTGCTGGCGCAGGGTTGCGAGGTCGCAGCCGCGCAGCGCCTCCAGCATCCTCCGTGTGGTCGATGCGCTGCCCTGGCACCGCTCGATCGTGGTCCCCGCGATCAGCGAGCCCAGCGCGAGGTTCGTGATCGCCATCCCGTCGCGGGTGCTCCCGTCGAAGCCAGCGGCCTGGAGCATCGTGTAGAGATCCCGAAGGTCGGCGTCGTGCTGCGACGGCTGCTGCTGCCGGGGCTGCGACTGCTGCCGCTGCGGCGGGCGCTGACGACTCGCGGGCGGCGCACCCTGCATGCTGTTGCCGTCGTCGTCCTCCTGGGCGATCGACCACACCGCGGAGAGCTGGTAGCGCCGGGCGTAGGTGATCGCCTTGCCCATCTCCTGCGACATGTTGCGGGCGCTCGCTGGCATCGCCTGCCACAGCATGCCGGTGCTGAACACCGCGCCGTGCCCGGCGACGATCGTCTGGACGCCGACGCGGCCCTCGTCGTCGGTCGTCGCGGGCTGCGAGATCCAGAGCCCCTGGGCGGTGGCCGCCGGGCGGACCTCGGAGAGAATCGCGGCGATGTCGGCGTAGCGCGAGTTGAAGGCCGGGTTGACGCTGGCCTTGGCCGCGTTGCTGACCTCGGCCTGGGCCTTCGCCATCGCCGTCATGAGCGCGGCGACGGCCTCGGGCTCGCCGTCGAACTTGAACGAGTAGTAGTGCTCCACGTCTCAACCTCCTCGGGGCGGGGATCGCCCACCCCCGAACCCTAGCACAAGCGCAGGCTGCTAGGAAGCGGGGATGGCTGTTATACTGCCCTTATGTCGAAACCGGCCCGCCCAGTCCTCACCGTGCCCGACCTCCTGCGCCTCGCGCGAGACCGGCAGCCGTTGCCCGTCGTCGACTCGCCCGAGGGTCCGCTGTGCGCGATCGTCGCGCCGTTCCTCACCGGCGACTCGGGCCTGGGCGGCTTCCTCGGCCGCGACCGGGCGACCATTCGCGCGTGGCTGCTGCGCCTCGGTCCGCACGTCGCCCGGCCGTCGACCAAGACCCCGATGCTCGACCCCGCGACGGCGCTCGACCTCCTCGGTGAGCTGCGCGCGGAGCCGGTGGTCCACGAGGGCGCGGTCCGCTACGTCATCCACGCGCCGGGCTGTACCTGCGTCATCGGCCGGGGCGACCGCTTCCGCGACCGCTGCGTCGAGGTGTCGCTCTCCCGCAGCGCCGAGGGTGATGATCCGTGGTGGTCCGCGCACATCGACGGCGCCCGGGCGCTGCTCGCCGCGGCAGCCGCGCACGAGCCGGAGACGCTGCTTCAGCACGAGCTGACGGCGTTCCTCGGCCGGGAGAGCGCCGAGGGCTTCGGCCAGTTCGCTTCCGCCTACGCCCGCTGCCCGGGCCTGCTCAACACCCGGGCGGACCTCGGCCCCAACTCCCGCTGCTGGCCCTGGGAGGGGCACGTCCCGACCCTGCGCGCGTGGATCCGCGGCGAGCCATGGGATGCGCAGGCGCTCGACGCCTGGGCGCTGCGGCGGACGGAGCTGGCGATGCTTGAGGGGGCGGCATGAGCCCCGTCGCCCTCGCCCGCCTGGACCTCCCCGCCGCGGCCCTCCGCGCTGCCCTCGTCTGCTGGGACGCCGAGCAGCGGAGCGGCGGCAAACCGTGGCCAATGTCGGCCGGGCTGCTCGCGCAGGCACTCGACGGCGAGCGGGGCACGACCGAGAAGCGCGCGATGCGCCGCTTGCAGGACTGCGGCGTCATCGAGCAGGTCCAGCCGCCGACGCGCACCGAGCCGGGCTTGTACCGATTCTCGCTCTAAGGGTGGACCGCGCGCGGCCCACCTAGGTACAGTGGGGCCATGGTCGGACACATCCGCTACGCAAACCACGTTCACGACGCCCTGCTCCTTGCCGGGCTGAACGGCTCCGAGCTGCACGCAGCGCTCGTCTGCTACCGCGCCGCCCGCGGCTGGGGCGGGCTTGAGTCGAAGCAGGTGCCGTGGCCGATGTCGGCCGGGCTTGTCGTGCAGTCGACGACGCTCAAGCGCTCGGTCGCCGCGCGCGCCCTGGCGGGCTTGCGGTCCAAGGGGATCATCGTCGAGCACGAGCCGCCGAAGGGTCCTCGGCCCGCGCTGTTTTTGTTTGTCGAGCGTCCCGATGAGTGGACGGTGGACCTTGTGTCCACGGAGCGGGATATCCACGGAGCGGGACACAAGCCTCCACTCAGCGGGACAGTGGTGTCCACTCAGCGGGACAGTGGTGTCCACTCAGCGGGACAGTCGGCCGACGAGAACGCTGTCCAGCAGCGCAATACCGCGCCGCCTAAGACAGAAGACGATAAGACAGAGAAAACGAGAAGCGCGCGCGCGCGCGAGGAGGTGCGGGATGAGCACGAGTCGGTGGATCGAGTTGAAGCGGGAGGAGTGGATCGACCGGGGCGACGGGGAGACCGTCTGCCGGAGCCGGTACGGGGACGCGATCACCGCCGAGCAGGCGATGCGGAAGATCGCGGCGGAGTCCCCGCAGGCGGCGATGGCGGCCTTCACGACGCCGGAGGTGCTGGGGGCGCTGCCGGTCGGCCAGCTCCGGGCGATGATCGAGGACCTGCAGGCGGTGCTCGCGGAGCGCAGCGGCCCGAGGGAGGACCCGCAGCCGTGGGATATGGCGAGCGGCCCGGTGGTCTCGTGGCGGGTGGTGAGTCGGGACGGCGATTCGGTGCGGGTGGTGGCGGCCTCCCTCTCGTCGAGGCCGGTGTCGGTGACGCTGGCAGCGTGGTCGGAGCTGACGCACCACCAGCGCCCGGCCGAGTAGCGGGAGACGGAGGAGGGGATCACGACGAACTTCCCCCCGGCGTCGTCCTGATCTCGGGCGAGATCCCCGCCGATCGCAAGTCGTGGTCGGACGAGTCCCCGGTGGTCGTCGAGATCTGGGGCGAGCGGATCACGCTCGACGGCATGTATGTCGAGATCCCGCTATGGATGCTCGCCGAGCCGAAGGAGCAGCGGCAGGCGCCGGAGCCGGCGAAGCGCGAGCAGGAGCCGCCGACGCTGCCCGACCTGCTCGACGCCCTGCGCGCCGCGACGGACCGCTGGGGCGAGCGGGCCGGCAACCGCGGGGAGCGCGCGGTGCGAGCTGAGCAGGACATCCTCCGGCCGCACATGCAGTCGCGGCTGCTGGTGATCGCGGACCGAGCCGACGCCGACGGACGCCGGGCCGAGGTGCTGCGCCTTGCCCGCAGGTCGGCCGACGCCGACGCAGCGCCGGCGAGGTACTTCCTGGGCTGCTTCGACGACGACGGGACGCCGAAGCGGCAGGACAACAAGCGCGGCCGGCAGGGACGCCGGAGCTACGCGCATTATCGGAGGAGCTGAGCGATGAGCACAGTCAGAGTCGAGGAGGGCACGCCTTACCCGTGCGCCGAGTGCGGCGCGGAGATCGTGCCGCGGACCATCCGGGCGAGGTGGCTGTCGCACCGGGTCGCGCCCGAGCGGTGCGACCGCTGCCGGGGCGTAGAGTCGGACGAGGACAAGCGGCAGGCCGCGCTGAGGGCCGCGGGCATCCCGGCCGAGCACGTCGGCTGGTGCTGGACCGGGGCGCACGGGACCCGCCTTGAGGTCGAGTCGCGAGTGCGGAGCACGGTGAGCGAGGCGCTGCGCCGCACGACGACTCGGGGCAACCCGGCGACCGGCGAGCGCGAGACGGTGGCATGGCGGTCGCTGTGGCTGGAGGGTCCGGTCGGCACCGGCAAGAGCACGCTCGCCTCGGCCCTGCTGCGGACGATCATCCTGCGGCCGGACAAATCGGGCTTTTCTGCGCCGAGCATCGCGGCCGACGGCTATGCCGAGGTGCGGCGGGAGCGCGGCGCCGCGATCTCGTCGGGGCTGTGGCTCGATACCCGCACAGTCTCGGCGGCGCTCGACGACAAGGCGAAGCGGGCGGAGCTGACAGCCCGAGCGAGGGCCTGCGGCCTGCTCGTCTTCGACGATCTCGGGCAGGAGGCGACGGCGTGGTGTGCGCGGGAGATCTGCGAGGTGCTGGAGCACCGGCACACGCACCGGCTGGCCACGATCATCACGAGCAACACGGCCACCGAGGGCGGCAGGCCTTTCGCGGGCGCCGCTCAGCGCATGGCCGACCTGCTCGGAGACAGCGCGCAGGACGAGCGGCTGCGCTCGCGGTGGGTGCAGCAGTACGGGGAGCCGGTCGTGCTGCGCGGCGAGGATCGGAGGACGCGGTGATGCTCAAGCCTTTCTGGCGGTACTACGGCGGCAAGTGGCGCGCAGCACCGCACTACCCCAAGCCCCGGCACGACACGATCGTCGAACCGTTCGCCGGCGCCCGAACTGCGTTACCCTTCGGGCGCCCGCCGCCAAGCACGACCACCGCCAGGAGGACACCATGACCCGCCCCTACCTAGAGTTCTTCGCGGGAGGAGGGATGGTCCGGGCGGGCCTGGGAGCGAACGGGTGGCGGTGCGCGTTCGCGAACGACTTAGACTTCAAGAAGGGCGCGGCCTACCGGATCAACTGGGACAGTGGCGACGGGTGCCCGGAGCTGCGAGTCGATGATGTTCGCTTGGTGAAGGCGAGCGACCTTCCGAACGCCGAGCTTGCATGGGCCTCCTTCCCCTGCCAAGACCTCTCGCTCGCCGGTGGCGGCGCCGGGCTGAAGGGGGAGCGCTCGGGGACGTTCTACCCGTTCTGGGACATCATGCGGGACCTGATCGCAGAGGGTCGAGGCCCGCGCGTCATCGCGCTTGAGAACGTTACGGGAACCCTCACTTCGCATGGCGGTGCCGACTTCGCGGCGATCTGCAAGACCTACTCCGACGCGGGCTACAGGTTCGGTGCGCTTGTGATCGATGCGGCGCTGTTCGTCCCCCAGTCGCGCCCCCGGCTGTTCGTCGTCGGAGTCCGATCAGACGTGGTGGTGGCCGACGACCTGCTATCACCTGAGCCGCTGGACCCGTTCCATACACGCGCCCTGCGGCGAGCGTTCGATGGTCTGGACGAAGGCGTCAAGGCGAACTGGCTCTGGTGGAACTTGCCAAGTCCTCCCCGCCGTTCGGCATCCTTTTCGGACGTCATCGAGGAGCAGCCCGAGAGCGTTGAGTGGCACTCGGAAGCTGAGACCGCGGCTATCCTGGCGATGATGAGCCCGGTAAACGCTGCGAAGGTAGCGGCCGCGAGGCGCGCTGGTCGTCGGATGGTCGGCGGCATCTACAAGCGAACGCGGCGAGATGACGACGGCGAGAAGGTGCAGCGCGCGGAGGTCCGGTTCGACGATGTGGCCGGCTGCTTGCGGACGCCTGCTGGGGGCTCCAGCAGGCAGGTGATCATGGTCGTCGACGGCGACAAGGTGCGAACCCGCCTCATCTCGTCCCGCGAGACCGCACGGCTGATGGGCCTTCCGGACTCCTACCGTCTACCGGCGCGCTACAACGAGGCTTACCACCTGACGGGCGACGGTGTCGCTGTGCCGGTTGTCCGGCACCTTGCGGCCCACCTGTTCGAGCGCCTGATCCCCGCTCGCCCGCAGGCGGATCGGTCCGAGTCTGCTGCATGACGTCGATCCCGTGTGAGAAGAACGCGGAGCTCAAGGGATGCCTGGACGGCAACAACACCCCGTCGCCGGAGGTGATCTGGACCAACACGCCGCCGCGACAGATCGCGCTGTTCTGATCGTGACCGCCCGCTCGGCCCGCGCTAGGCTCCCCGAAACCGGAGCCCGCACATGCTGAACGCCCCTCTCACCCCCCTCGGCCGCGTCGACAACCTGACCGCGGCCGTCAACACGATGACCCTCCAGCGGGTGACCGACTCCGGGGGCGACCCCCTCGCGGGCGGGATCCTGCAGGGCGTGACCGCGACCCTCGTCGCCGGCACCGCCGGCAACCTCTCGGTGGCCGCGTTCGGCTCGATGGGCGTTCCGCTCGGCAGCTCGGGCAACGGCACCGAGACGGGCAGCACCACCACGGTGATCGAGCTCGACGGCCACGGCCTCGTGGTCGGGCAGTGGGTGATGATCGCCGGCGAGGCCCGCCGCGTGAGCGTGGTCGGCTCCGCGAACCAGTTCACCGTCTCGGCTGCGCTCTCGGGCGCCCCGGCCGACGGCACGCGGGTCGAGGAGGTGCGCTGCATCGTGAGCAGCAACCCCACCGCCGTCGCCACCGCCGGAGACGCCGTGACCGCGGCCGGTCCGATGGCGTTCCCCCGGGAGCTGTTCGTCGGCGCGTGGACGGAATCGGCCACGGACAATGACGTGACGTTCCTCGTCTCCGTCCTGCGGAGCCGCTGATGCCGGGCAGCACCCGCGGCATGGGGCTCGCCCGCGGCTCCCAGGTGTCCAAGCGCCTCGACTTCGCGGCGCTCGACGCGGCGTCGTGGTCGGACACGACCTACACCGTCAACGGCGTGTCTGTCGTCGCGATCAACTCGGCCCGGATGGACGCCTTCGGCCCCGACGGGTCGAGCGGGCTCGTGCTGGACAGCAAGGCGGGCACGACGCACGAGGCCGACTCGCGGGACACCGGGCGGATCCACATCGGCCTGGGCAACGTGTTCAACCCGGGCGCGTGGTACCTCAGCCGGCCCATGTTCGTCGTGGCCTCGTTCGCGGCGGCGCTCGTGCCCGCCGGTAACACCAGTCGGACGCTGGAGCTCGGCGTCGACACGGGGACGGGCGTCGGCGCTGGGATCAGCATTTGCGCGTCGCGCCTCGCGGGCAGCGCGGGCGGCTCGGTGGTGTCCGGCTGGCGCTCGCTCACGGGCGCGGATCTCGCGTCGTCGACGATCAACATCGAGCCGACGTGGCTCGGGATGCTGATCGAGCCGCTCAACGTGCAGGCTTTCGCGGGGACCGGCACCCCGCCGTCGGAGCCGCGGCTCGCAGACCACGTCTCACCCGCCGCGGGATTCACGGTCACGTCCCTGCAGAATCCGGGGATCTACACGCCTGAAGCTGCTGCGACCTCGACCCGCACGATCTACGTCGCTGCCGCGGGCCATTGGTCGACCGCGCCGATCCTTCGCTCCATCACCTGCTACACGCTGGCGCCGATCTGACGGATGGTGTAGACGCCACGACCCCCGTCGTCTAGCGTTGTGCCTCAACGGTCGCGCGCCTTGTCCTCCTCCTCCTCCTCCTCCCACTGCGCGACCCCCAACGCCTCGGCTCCGGCCGGGGCGTTGTTGGTTCTGTGGTAGCGTTAGGGGGCGGCGCTGCAAGTGCCGAGCGGAGGTCAGACGTGAGCGCAAACGAGCAAACGGCGAGCAATGGCGAGGCTGCTGCGGTGTGGGTTCGGGTCGCAGACCTCACCCCGTGGGAGGACAACCCGAGGCGCAACGATGCGGCCGTGCCCGAGGTCATGGCGTCCATCCGTCGGTTCGGCTTCGCCGCTCCAATCGTCGCTCGCAGGGCCGACGGCGAGATCATCGCGGGCCACACCCGCCTGGAGGCCGCGCGCAGACTCGGCCTCGACCGCGTGCCGGTCCGCTACATGGACCTTGACCCGGCCGACGCGCACCTGCTCGCATTGGCCGACAACAAGGTGGGCGAGATCGCGGAGTGGGACGACGCCAAGCTTGCGGCGGTGCTTCGCGACCTCGACGTGGGCGAGGCGACCGAGGGGCTGGGGTTCGATGAGGACGAGCTGCGCGACCTGCTCGGGACGCTGGGCGAGGACGTGCCGGACTTTGCTCCAGGGACGGAGGATGACCAGGGTCAGCTTGACCAACTTGAACCCAAGATCGTGACGTGCCCGCACTGCGGTGAGTCGTGGGATGAGCGGGAACATGGGAAGGGCTGACCTCCGCATTGACTGGGCGACGCACGCGGCAGCTAAGTATGCCTGCGAGACGTGGCACTACACCAAGACGCTACCAGTCGGAAAAATGGTCAAGATCGGTGCATGGGAAAGAGGTCGCTTTATCGGGGTGGTGATCTTTTGCTGGGGCATGAATCGCAGCCTGGGCTCACCCTACGGTCTCGCCATTACAGAGTGCTGCGAACTGGTGCGGGTCGCGCTCGGGCCGCACGATGCGCCAGTGTCTCGGGTGCTTTCGCTTGCTTTGCGGTTTCTTCGTCATCAGTCGCCAGGGTTGCGCCTAGTGGTGTCCTTTGCAGACCCAGCAGAGGGCCATCACGGCGGCATCTACCAGGCGACTAACTGGATCTACTCAGGCCGCTCCGCACCCTCATTCGAGTGGCGACACAATGGTCAGCGCCTCAATAAACGGGCATACACTGGGCAAAACTTCGGGTCACCCAAAATGAAGCCACCGTCAGGCGCAGTCAAGGTCAAGACAGAAGGCAAACACCGCTATCTTATGCCGCTCGACGACGAGATACGCGCCCGCGTGTTACTGCTGTCGAAGCCGTACCCTAGGCGCCAGCCCGTAGGGGACTCGGGGGACCACCCCGCAGAAAGGCCGTGCAAGTCGGACCCTGGCGCTCCATCTTCCCGCTCGGGTGATTGATGCCCGGCCCGCACTCCCAGCGCGACGAACTGTCGCCGTCCCAGCGAGAGGCGGCGCGGATGGAGGTGCTGGGCATGTCGGCGACGGACATCTGCGCGGCCGTCGGGGTGTCGGCCGCGACGCTGTCACGGTGGCGAGCCGACGACCGCTATTGGCGGCACGTCGAGCAGCTCATGGCCGAGGCCGACCGCGACACGCTGAAGCAGGCCCGGCGAATCCGTGATGAGGCGCTGAAGGTGGCGCGGGCCAGCGTCGGCCGTGCCGCTGCCATGCTCCGCGGCGACCTGACCCCGAGGGACGTGTCTGCGATCGGCCGTCTGGCGCTGGAGGTCTACAAGACGACCGCGGCGCAGACCGGCGTCGGTGTCGACGAGGGCGCCGCCGACGTGCGCATCACGATCGCGCCTCCGCCGGAGAAGTGCTAGCCGCCCGAACCGACCAGCCCGCCGGGTGTTTCCCCGGGGCGCGGTAGCACTTCCGCGGGTCGAAGCCGACCGAAGCGGCCATCTGCAAGAAAATATCGCTAGTCGTTGACGCGCCGGATCGGTGTGGGTAGAGTCTTCTTGTTGCCGGGGCGATCAACCACCCCGGCCGGAGGACAGAGCGATGACCTACCGCAACAAGACCACGCAGCGCGGCGCCGTGGTTCGGAACAACGGCAACGAGTTTCAGGTGATCTTCGGCTTCACGGACCAGCGCGGCGAAGACTTCCGCCCCTCCTACAGGAAGGGCTCGCGGTTCTACCGCACGGAAGCCGGAGCGCATCGTTCCGCGCGTCGGTGGGTCCGCAACGCCTGAGCGCCCGCGCCCCTTCGGGGGCGCCGCGCCCGGGGTGCCCCGGGCCCGAGGCCCAGCAACAGGAGGACAGAGCGATGACGACGAAGACCGAGCTTCCCCCAATCCCCGACGGCTTCGAGCCGCCGAACGGCCGCTACCGCTACGGCGTCGCGGTCGACGACGACGACACCGCGGACGGCGAGTGGTCGCTGGAGGCCGCGATCGAGTCCGCCGCCCAGGCCGCGCAGACGGGCCGCCGCGCCCGCGTGGTCGCGGTCGTCTACCCGACCGGCTCGGGCGTGTGGGGCCGCGCTGCCGCGTGGTTCACGATCTGCACGATCAGCCCGATCAACCCCGCGCTCGTCGCGGCGATCGAGGGGGGCGAGTGATGCGCGGCTGCACCACGAGCTGCCTGCGAGGCAACTGCGACTCGCCCTGCGCGAGCATGGAAGCCTTCCTTGAGGACACCTGCGAGACGTGCGAGGGCTCGGGCAAGTGCCCGCGCTGCCGCGGCATGAGCAGCGACGAGATCGACCGGCTGTTCGGGGACGACGGCTGCCCGCTGTGCGAGGGCGCCGAGGATTGCACCGACTGCGACGGCGAGGGAGGTGCGTGGTGACCCGCTACCGCACCCGGGCGGACCTCCGCCGCCCCTCTCTCGCCTCGCGCCTCCTGGCGGCGCTTCGACGCTCTCGTCGGCCGGTCGCCGGTCGGCTGATCTACCTCCGCGACCTCCGAGGCCGCTACTACCCGGTGAGCCCGCGATGACCGACCCACGAGACGCGACTGTCGACCCCACCACCACCAGAAAGGAGAGACCGATGAGCCGACACAAGACCCCAGGCCGCGGCGGGAGCGCACCCGCCGGAGATCGGCCCAAGCGCCCGGTCGCGATCACGCTCGATTGCGACGTGCACGAGGCCGCCCGGCAGCGGGTCGGCCCGCGAGGGCTGAGCGCCGAGGTCGAGCGCCTGCTGCGGGAGGCGAACGAGACGCCGACGAGTCGCGTCGAGGAGATCGAGGGAGGCCGACAGTGACCCGCTACCGCACTCGGGCGGACCTCCGCCGCCCCTCGCTCGCCTCGCGCCTCCTGGCGGCGCTCTGGCGCCTTCGTCGGCCGGTCGCCGGTCGGCTGATCGTTCCCCGCGGCTCGCGGGACCCCCGGGCGGTGCCGAATGGGTGACTGGACCCGCGATACCCTCGGCGGCCTACGCTCGGACCTCATCATCGAAGCGCTGGATGCCGGGCGCTACCCGGCCGGCACGGTCTGGCACGACCGAGACCGCAGCGCCGCATTCCGCTGCATGCGGTACGAGCGCCTCGTCCGACAGATCACCGCATTGGATCGGGCGCTCATGGCGCTCGTGACAGCCCAGCGCAGCGAGATGCACCTGGCATGCATTCGGGAGGCGTGCGGAGTCCCGGCCGACGCCCCGGCGCTGAAGCTGGCACTTGACCTGAGAGACGCCCTGCGGCAGCGGGACCGATACGAGGGATGGCTGTGTCGCATTTGCGAGGAGCAGCCACCTGACATCGATGCGCCCGCTGTGTGGGCGGCGGCAGCCCTGCGAGGCGAGAAGCCCCCATGACCCCCACCCACTGCCCGCCCGGTGTAGGCATACGCCGAGGGTCGGAGGCGAAGCGACCCAGCGCTCGTTGTTCTGATCGTGACCGCCCCCGAGTTCGGCCGCAACCCGGGATCGTTCGGTGGCGGCGACAGATCATTCGGTCGCGGCCGACGCGCGCCGACTGATCCCCGCCCGACGCCGAGCAGCGCCAGCCTTGCGGGGCGGCGCTGCTGCTTGGGCTAGGCTCGGCGCGTGGCAGTCGTCGACGTGCACTCCGCCTACCTCCGCGCGCTGCGGGAGCGCCCGTTCCCCGAGCAGGAGGCGTTCGCCCGGGATCCAGCGCGGCTCGTGGCGGCGTTCGCCGCGGTCCGGTCGGGCAAGACCTACGGGGCGGCCCGGAAGTTCGCGATGCGCCTCCTGCGCGACGTGGCGGCCGATGTCCAGGCCGACGGCGGGGTGCGCTGGAAGCCGCGGCGCCGCGACCCGATGGAGAGCGACCAACCCCGTCGGCTGTACTGGGTGATCGCGCCCACCTACGGGCTCGCCAATCTCGCGTGGCAGGAGGTGCTCGCGGCGCTGTACGAGGGCGCGGCCGACCTCATCCTCCACGAGACCGAGGGCAAGCTGTGGCTCCGCACCGGGCACAAGCTAGAGCGGCGAACGGCCGAGAAGGAGCGAAACCTCCAGGGCGCCGAGGTCTCCGGCGCGCTGGCCGACGAGATCTGCTCGTGGCGGCGGGAGAGCTGGTACCAGCTCAAGAACCGGCTCGCGTCGGTGCGCGGCTGGCTCGTGGCCGCAGGGTCCCCTCGCCCGGGGACGTGGCCGCAGGCCGAGTGGTGGGACAGGCGCAACGTCGGCGGCCCGGTGTCCTGCCACGCCTGGGCGACCGCTGCGAATCCGTACTTCCCGGCCGAGGAGCTTGCCGCGGCCCGCGCGACGCTGCCCGAGAGGTGGTATCGCCGCGACTACGAGGCGAGCTGGGAGACCTTCGCCGGCCTCGTGTACGACATGCTCGGGGAGGCCAACTACATCGACGCCGACCCGGCCGCAGAGTCCGCCGTCGACCTCGCGCTCGACTTCGGCTACCACCATCCGGCCTGCCTGTTCCTCGCCAGCCGCGACCACGCATGGGACGCAGACGGCAACCCGGTCGACGGGCGCGGCGGCATCGTCATCGACGAGATCGTGCGGGAGCAGATCCGCCTCCCCGAGCTGCTGCCCCTGATCGCGCAGCGGCTCAAGGCGCGCGGGTGGGCGCTGCGCAACGTCTACTGCGACAAGGCGGGCAACCAAGCGTCGGACAAGGTGCCGTGGACCACGGTCGACGCGGTCAAGGCCGGGCTCCCGATCCAGGGCCGCGTCGTCTGGCCGACGAAGGTCGAGCAGATCAGCATTGCCACCGGCGTGCTCGAGGTCGCCGCCCGCCTGCGCGCCGCCGACGGCACGACCCGCCTCCGCATCGCAGAGCACCTCCGGTCCCCGCGCTACCTCGCCACGCTGCGGTCCCCGGGCATCGTCGGCAGCCTCCGCGGCTACGTCTACCCGGACAGCGACAAGGCCCGGGCGGACGAGCCGCTCAAGGACGGCGTGCACGATCACTTTGCGGACGCGCTGCGGTACTGGGCGGTCTGCGAGCGCCCGGTGGTCCGGTACGACGAGCCCGCCCGCCGCGAGCCGCTGCGCCCGGTCGGGGACCCCCACGGGCTGCTCGGCGGGATGGGTGGCGACCTGTTCGGCTAGCGGTAGCTGACCCCCACTCCCCGCCCCTGCGCTACGCTGCGCGCATGAGCGACCACGACCCCGCCGCCTCTGTCAAGGCCGCAGCCGTCACCGACGACGCGGGCACCCTCCGCGGATTCGTGCAGGCGACCGCCGCACAGGCCCGCGCCGAGGGCTACGCGCTCGCGGAGATCGCGCGACAGGGCACGTCCTACTCCGGCGTCACGATGCTCTCGGGCATGCCGGACCTCGACCCCAACCGCAAGTTGACCGCCGAGGACTGGCACCGCGGGCGCTCCGGGCGCTCGTACTCCTACGGCCGCGCGTCGATGCCGCACGACTACATGCGGACACACGACGCGGTGGCCGAGGTGGCGAACCGCGGCATCGTCGACCACATCGAGGGGAGCGAGTTCGCGGTCGAGCCGGGCGGGCAGGACGACATCCACCGGGCTCAGGCCGCGCTGATCGAGGACGTGCTGCTGCGCCGCGTGCTGTCCTACAGCGGGACGGGCCTGCACGCCGTCGCGCTGCGCATGTCGCTGCTGATGCTCGAGGGCGTCCAGCTCTACGAGGTCGTGACCCCCTTCGACCCCGACTACATCCTCCGCGTGCCTTCCGAGGGCGGCGGCACCGAGGTCTACCCGCTGCCCGGCGGCAAGGGCGCGACGGTGCTCGGGGAGCTGCGCGAGATCCTGCCCGCCTCGGTGCGGCGGTACGACAAGGCCGCGGACGGCGGGTGGGACGTGACGCAGGAGCCGCCCGCGGGCGACTACGCCGCCGGGGAGCTGCCGCGCACGCAGACGATCCCCTCGCGGCATCTGCTGCATCTGCGGTGGCGCCCGATCGCCGACGACCCTGCGCCCTACGGGGAGCTGCGGCCGCTCGTGAGCCGCCTGACCCTGCTCGACACGCTCCATCGGATGCTGGCGCTCGCGTCGCGGAAGGGCGCCATGGGCGTCCCGTTCGCGCAGTACAAGGGGAGCGGCGAGCCGCCCCAGGCCGAGGCCGAGTACGTTCAGCGGCTCCTGCGCCTCTACACCGCCGGGGCGCACGAGGGGATCAACCTGCCGTCCGATTGGTCGCTCGACTTCCTCCACCTCCCGACGCTGATCGAGGACATCGGCGAGCAGATCAAGACGGCCACGGAGGCTGTGGCCCGCACGCTCGGCATGCGGCACCTGCACGTCGGCGAGGATCACGGTGTCCAGGCGCTCCACGAGTCGGTGTCCGCCGACCACGAGAAGGTGCTTAACGCGATCGTCGCCAAGATCTGCGGCGCCTTCAACCTCGACCCCGACGGCGATCGATCGAAGGGCCGCCGGTCGATCATCGAGTTCCTCGTCGAAGCCAACTTCGGCGCCGACTCGGTGCCGCCCGACGAGCTCCCACGCCTCGTCCACCGCGGCTTCCGCAAGGTCGACCCCAAGGGCGCGATCGACGCCGTGGCCGTGGCGAAGCGGGACGGGCTGCTGGGCGAGTGGACGCCGGCCGACGAGGACGCGATCCGCGATCAGCTCGCCTTCCTGCCGAGCCGCAACGAGGCCGCCGCGTCGGTGCTCATCGACGACGACGACGACGACGACGACGACCCGCAGCCGCCGGAGCCGCCGGAGCGGCCGGAGCCGCCGGAGCCGCCGGAGCCGCCGGAGCCCGACGACGAGCCCGACGACGAGCCGATCGAGGCCGCTGAGCGCAACATGACGGCGCCCGCCGGGGTGCGTGCCGAGTTGCGCCGCGGGCTGCAGTGGCACGAGGAAGGCCACAGCGGCGACGGGCTGCAGCCTGCGACGGTCGCCTGGGCGCGGCGCCTCGCCAACGGGGAGCCGATCAGCGAGGACAAGGCCCGCAAGGGCGCCGCGTGGTTTGCCCGGCACGAGCAGGCCAGCAAGGGCGAGGGGTTCCGCCCCGGCGAGCCCGGCTACCCCAGCCCGGGCCGCGTCGCCTGGGCGCTGTGGGGCGGCAACGCGGGCAAGTCGTGGATGGGCCGGATCGCACAGGCGATCGAGGCCGCCGAGAACGGAGGTAGCCTGCCGGCGCTCCCTTTCTCGCTGAGATCCCCGCCGAGGTCGAGCGACAGCTAGCCGCCGCGCTGCGAGGCCGCGTCACCGAGGCGCGTCGGGTCGTGGCCGAGGTGCTGGCCGCCGCGCTCGAGCAGATCTCCGACCCGATGCAGGTCGCGGCGCTGCTTCGGTCCGCGGTCGGCCGAATTGAGCCGGTGAGCGTGGACGCGCTGGAGCAGTACGGGCGCGACGCCGCGAAGGCGGCGACGAAGACGCTCCGGCGGCAACTCCCCGGCAGCAACCGCCCGCTCTCCCCCGGCGCTGCGCCGTTCGGGTCGATCGACGACCTCGTGCTCGCCTTCGCGCGCAACCTCGCTGACGCGATCGCGGTGATCGACCGCAACGTGTTCGACTACCCCGCGACCTCCATCGAGCGCGCCGCCCTTGAGTCGGCCGAGCCGTTGACGGCCGCGCAGATTCGCTCCGCGGCCAGCTCGCGCAAGCCCGGCAGCCCCGCAGCGCGGTTGCGTCACGATGCCGACTTTGTGGCCGTCGACACGCTCGGCAGCCTGACCAGCGCGGTCAACCGGCGCCGGATGGAGGAGGCCGGGGTGCGGTACTACGAGTGGAGGTCGCAGCGGGACAGCAGGGTCCGGGACGAGCACGCCGACCTCGACGGGACGCGGTGGGCGGTCGACGGTCCTGGGCAAATCACCGAGGGGCACCCAGGAGACCCGCCGGGCTGCCGGTGCTATGCCGTGCCGGTGCTGGAGTAGGCTCGCGTCATGCCCGTCCACCCGCCGCGAGATCGACGCCCCCGCCGCGAGGAGCCGCGCATCGAAGGCAAGCGGGTGCTCGGCAAGGTCAGCGACGCCGACGCGGCTTACCTGCTGTCGGAGGCCGGGCAGACGCCCGCCTCGCGTGAGGGCGTCCGCAACCTGCGCCGACGCCGCGGCATCCCCGCCTACCGCGACACCTAGGCCGACCCACTCGCACTAGCGGGTGTGGGCCTCCCGGTGGTTTGCCCCGCTGCCCTGCGCTCCCGCACGCTTGGGCCATGCCGCTGCACCGCTCCGATCTGATTGCCTGCGCCGAGGTCGGTGACCGCGAGGCGGACGGGTCCGTCTGGATCGAGCTGGCCGCCTCCGGCCGCATGTACTCGCAGCGCCGCGGCGGCAACGCCGTCGAGGTCGGCCGCGAGCACCTGCAGCAGATGGCCGACAACATGGCGGCGTTCCTCGGGGAGCGGTGGGCCGGATCCAACGAGGACGGCTCTCCCCGGGGCGTGCCGATCCGCCTGGACCTCGCGCACGCCGACGCCGACAAGGACCCCGCCGACCACGCCGCCGCGCCGATGTTCCGCGGCCAAGTCGTCGAGGCGAAGCTCGGGGAGCGCGACGGCCGCGCCGTCCTCCTCGGCCGCGTGCAGTGGACCGACGAGGGCAAGCTCGACGCCAAGGCGCTGAGCGTCAGCATCGAGGCGTACCCCGACCGGCAGAGCAAGGCCACCGGCGAGCCCATCGAGGGCTACATGCTCACCGGCGTCGTTCTCACCGACAAGCCAATGGTGCGGGACCTGCGGATTGCAGCGACCGACCACGAAGACACCCCCACCCCGGAGCCGCGCATGCCGCTGTCCACCCGAGCGCGTGAGATCCTCGCGCTCTCCGAGTCCCCCTCCGAGTCGGCCGTCGAAGCGGCCGTCCTCAAGCTCTCCGAGGAGCGCGACACCCTCAAGATCCAGGCGCTGCGTCTGACCGAGGAGCGCGACAGCCTCAAGGCCGAGCTCGACAAGCATGCCGAGGCCGAGGCCGAGCGCATCGACGAGCAGGCCGTTGCGGACGGTCGCATCACCGCCGCCGAGCGCCCCGAGTACCGCAAGGTGCGCGAGTCGGTCGGCATCGAGCTGGCCGAGAAGCTCTACCCGAAGGGCAAGCACAACGTGACCCCGAAGTCGGCGACCGGCGGCGGCGACCCCGTGCCGTTCAACATCGACGAGCGCATCGCCTTCCACACGAAGCACGGCGCCTCCGAGATGAGCGCCTACAACCTCGCGCTCTCCGAGGCGCCCCGTTCCTTTTACGAGGAGGCCTGAACCATGGCGAACTCCTGCAAGACCGAGATCCTCGGGTACCGCACCGACGCGGACCTGTCCTCGTCCCCCTACCGCTTCGTCCTCAAGGACGGGGACGACGACCTCTCCGTGGCGACCGCCTCGGCGGCCGACGTGGTGGGCGTGACCACGAACAACGTGGCCGACTACTCCACCACCGCCGGCACCGTCGAGGTGCAGATCGGCCCGGAGTACCTCGTGACCGTCGGCGCGACGCTGTCGCAGGGCGCCGAGCTCGTGCCCGGCACCGGCGGCAAGGCGGTCGCTGCCTCCGCGGGTGAGATCGTGGTCGCGGTGCTGCTCGAGGGCGGCGCCGACGGCGAGGTCTGCCGCGCCAAGGCCGTCAACTACCAGAAGAACCCCTGAGCGGAGACGCTGAACCATGTCCCTCCCCGTCGCCAACATTCGGCAGAACAAGGTCTTCGCGCCGCTCACTCGCATGTACGCGAACGCGGTCGGCAACTTCATCCACAACGTCGCCCCCATGGTCGTCGACGTGGACACGGAGACCGGCAACTTCATGGACGTTCAGGGGGGCTTCGGCAGCAAGACCGACCCCCAGGGCATGGGCATTGGCTACAGCCAGCTCTACCCGCGCTCTATCCACATGGAGATCCAGGAGGTCACCGGCTGGACGGTGCAGCTCTCGGGCCTCGGCGCCGACTTCAACATCGTGCGTGAGCAGCTCCTCGACAACGAGGCGATCCGCCTCATGCGGCCCCGCCTCGCCCTGCTCATGCAGCAGTGCATGATCGAGCGCGAGCGCACCTTCGCGAGCCTCTGCTTCACCGCGGGCAACTGGACCGGCTACACGACCGACGTGTCGAGCGCCGACCCGACCGAGCAGTTCCAGACGGACACTGCCGACCCGGTCGAGTACATCCAGAGCAAGATGGACACCGTCGAGCTCGCCTGCGGCCGACGCCCGAACGCCGCGATCATCGGTCACACCGCGTGGCAGAAGCTCCGCACCAACGAGCGCTTCCGCTCCTACCGGAAGTTCGTGCAGGACGTGAACATGCCGTTCACCGAGGCGGAGGTCGCGTCCTTCTTCGGGCTCGACCAGATCTTCGTCGGCCGCGCGGTCGAGAACACCGCGCAGCAGGGCGCCACCGAGAGCAAGTCCCGCATCTGGGGCGCGCACATGCTCCTGTTCCGCCGCGACGCCGCGCTGGAGCCGGAGACCCCGCAGGGCACGCTGCACCGCTACCGCGCTCGCGGCTTCTCGGACGGCACGCCCCGCACCGAGCAGAAGTCGGACCTCGTGCGGCAGCTTCAGTGCCTCTACTACGACCAGTTCCTTGCCACGAACAAGGCGACGGGCCACCTGCTCCGCAACATCGCCGCCTGATCGGAGGACGCTGTGTCCGACATCCCGTACTACATGCCCTCGTCGTTCCCGGCGGGGCTGAAGGCCGACACCATCGGCGAGGTCACGGCCGGCAACGGCGTCGCGATCGACGGCCTGACGATCAAGGACGGCGGCATCGCTCGATTCGGCCCGGTGGCGCTGACCGCCGCGGCCGAGTCGTCGGACACGATCGCAGTGACGATGGCCGGTCCGGCGGTGGCTGCCGCCTACCGGGCGACGGTCGTGCTCAACGCGACCGGCCTGCCGGACGCGACCAAGTTCACGCTGGCGGAGACCGGCGCCGGGACTGAGATCTCGGCGACCGCTCAGGCGTCGCTGCTGTTCGCCACCTCGGCGGCGGGCGCAGCCACGATCACCGTGACCGACGTGCTCGGCGCCTCGAACACGAACGTGTTCCTGCTGATCGAGCCGATGTCGACGCAGGCCGGCACCCAGGCGGGCGGCGCGGCTCACATCGAGCTGACCTTCGACGCGAGCTAATCCCCCGGAGGCGCTGTGCCCTACCTGTCCACGCTCGCCGACGCGCTGCGGTACGTCGACGCTCAGACGGGGACGCTCAGCGCCTCCACCCGCCCCACGACCACCGAGGCCACGATCCTATGGGGCGAGGCCGAGACCGAGGTGAAGGCGGCTCTGCTCGCCGCAGGGCTGTCCACCTCGGTCACCTCGGGCTCCTTCGCAGAGGACTTCGTGCAGGGCATGGAGGCGCTCATGACGGGCGTCCTCGTGCTGCTCTGGCGGGGGACCGACCGGGCAGGCGCGACGGGCACCGGCTTCATGCGGCTGGTGACCGAGGCCGGAGGCGGCACCACCCGCAGCGACACCGCAGCGGGCGCGCTCCACGCGCTGTTCAAGGCCCGAGCCGCGAAGCTGCTCGACGACAAGTTCCGGGCGGCGCTGCTCTCCGCGGGCGCGTCGCGGGCGTCGACCACGCTGCCCACGGATATGGCGTCGCACGCCGTCGACTACCGCGACACGTCGATCAGCGACAGCCCGCCGCCGGGCGGCGACTGGCCGTACGCCGAGCCGCAGCCGTACTTCGACGGCGACAGCCTGTGACCGAGCCCGCCGTCTCGATCCGCATCGACCCGGACGCCTCCGAGGTCGCAGGCGCCATCCTCCGCGGCCCGGCGCGCAACATCGACTTCAGCGCGGCCTTCCGCATGCTCGCGGGCACGGCGCAGCGCCACGTCCAGCGGCACCTCGAGACCGAGGGCACGAGCACCGGGCCGAAGTTCGTCCGCCTGTCGGAGCCCTACGCCACGCACAAGCGCCGCGTGTGGGGACAGCTCCCGATCCTCACCCGGTCGGGTCGGCTGCACCGCGCCGCGGGCGGCGGGCCGGGGTGGTCGCAGACCATCACGCAGCGCTCGGCCAAGTACTCGGTCGACCCGACCAGCCCCGAGGGCTTCCGCTACGCGAGGGCCCACCAGCAGGGCGCTGGGCGGCTGCCTCGGCGCCCGGTGATCCGGCTGGACGCGACGGTCCAGGGCGGGGTGGGGCGCCTCACTGCGGGGCGCGTGCTGCCCTTCGGCACGGTCGCCGCGGGCGCGCTGCAGGCGGTCGTCATCGACGCGACCAACAAGGCGCTCGGCAAGGAGCAGCGGGTGGGGCTGGAGAAGCGGCTGCGGACGCTGGCACGGGTCAAGACGCGGTAAGCACCCCCGCACCCTAGCACGCGTCCCCGGAAGGGCCACCGCTACACTCGCCGCAGCATGGGCCACCACGTCACGCAGCCGCCTGTCGAGATCGCGACCGACGCGCTGCTCGCGTTTTTGGACACGGGCGCGACGCCGCTCGGCGCCGTGCAGAACTTCAACGCCCACAAGGACGCGCTGATCGCGGCGCAGGGCTGGGACGCGCTGCCGGACGTGCAGTGGTACGGCTACGACGTGACGCTCGGCAACGTCTACTCCCACAGCATCGTCACCGGCGGCGTGTGGTTCGAGGCGCTCGAGCCCAACAACGACGCGACCCAGGTGCAGGACCTCGTGGTGTGCTCGGTCGGCCTGCTGCTCCCGTCGGACGTGTTCAACGCCGGGCAGGCTGCCACCGGGATCGCCCTGCGCCGCTACGTCGACTGCCTGCGGACCATGCTCGGCCGCGGCTTCCCGATCGGCAGCCCGACCCGCCGCGACGCCTCCGGCCGCACGCTGAACAACGGCGGCACCGCGTGGCCGGCGCGGGTGCAGAACACCACGCTCGGCCGCACCGAGCAGATCGTCGAGCCTGACTCCGGCGCAACCGTCGGCGTCGTCCTCCCCGTGACCGTACAAGTAGAGGTGACCTGACCATGCCCGGACCCACGATCTCCGCCGGCCGCGACGCGCTGTTCGCCGTCGTGGCCGAGTCCGCCTACGGCGACGGTGGCTCGACCGCCTACGCCGCCGCCGACGACTTCGTCGACTGCTCCGGGTGGGCGGTGACGCCGCAGACCCCGGGCGGCCCCCGCGACGACGCGCACGGCTACATCAGCCCGCTGGGCGACATCAAGGGCAAGAAGACCGTCGAGTGGACGCTGAGCCCCACCTACTTCAAGCCCAACGACAACGGCACCGACCCGGACTGGCACGTCCTCGCGACCAAGAACGGCTGGACCGGCGGCTCGTGGTCGGCGTCCGACGCGGTGGAGGCGGGCAGCACCACGACCGTGATCAACGCAACGGGCCACAGCTACAGCGTGGACGACTTCGTGCGGATCAACGGCGAGGTGCGCCGGGTCGCCTCGACGAACACCGACGACTTCACGGTCACCCCCGCCCTCACCGCGACCCCGTCGGCCACCGACGCGATCAGCCCGTGCAAGGCGTACTCGATCAACGAGGACCGGGACACTGTTCCCGACTCGGTGGCGCTGTGGCTGTTCGACAACAACCGCACCGTGCGGATCCGCGGCGCGTTCGTCACGAGCTGGACGTTCACCGGCAGCGACCCGGCCGGGCTGAAGTTCAGCGCGCAGGGCAACGCCCGCCGGGCGGACATCATCCCCAGCGCCTTCCTCGACGGCGCCATCAACAACGCGGTCACCACCATCACGCTGGCCGAGGGGCACGGCGTGCCGGCGGACACCTCCGCGACTGACCTGCTCTACCTCACGGTCGGCAGCGAGAACCTCAAGGTGCTCAGCGTTGCCGGCAACGACATCACCGTCGACACCCGCGGCGTGTACCTCGGCGGCGGGGCGGCGGCCTCGCACTCCGACGGGGCCGAGGTCTTCGCCTTCTACTACACGCCCTCGACTGCCGGGAACATCGTGGACAGCACCGCCGGGGACGCGGTCGTCAACGGCGTGCCCGTCAAGTCGGTGACCGCCTGCACGGCGTCGGTGGAGACGGGCGCGGAGCCGTGGGCCAACGAGCACGGAGACGCCTACGAGGTCCACGGCTACTCGGTGGGCCGGCTGGAGGCGACCATGCAGATGGAGGCGCTCGCCCGCCGCGGTGAGGCGCTCGCCCTCATGCGCCGCGCGCAGGACCGCACCGCCACCGAGGTCATGTGGCAGCAGGGCAACGTCGCGGGCGCGACCGTCGCGCTCTACATGCAGTCGGCCATCCTCGAGGTGCCGGCCAACTCCATCGACGCGGGCGAGGCGACGGCCTCGCTCTCCCTGTCCTTCTCGTCCCGCATGGCTGCGGCGGGCGACTCCCCGATCTTCCTCGTGGTGTCCTGATGAACCTGCGGCGCACGATCTCGATCCAGGTCCCCGACGGTCCCCGCCTGATCTGCTGGCGTCCGACGCTGGGCGATAAGCTGCGCTTTGGAGAGGCGTCGACCGAGTTCCGCGACGCGCTCGCGGCGGTCGAGGCGATGCCCGAGGGGATCGAGCGGGACGCGGCTAGCGTCGCGGCGTTCGAGGTCATGCACGAGGCACAGCGCGACCTGCTCGGCTCGTGCCTGCGCCGCGTGGTCGAGGTCGACATCGACGGCGGCACGGGCACCACGCACAGGGTCGGCCCGGACAACGTCGCGGAGGTGTACGAGGCGCTGCGGGAGGGCATCGAGGAGGAGCTGCCACGGGCGGTGACTCGGCTCCTGCAGGCCGGGACGGTGGACGCCGAAGAGGGAAACTGATCCGGGCGCTTGCGCACTACCTGCAGGCGCCCGACTGCCAGCCGCTCGACGACACGATCGCGGCGGCGTGGCGCGCGAAGGGATGGGACGGTTGCAAGCTGTGGGCCGCCTGCAAGCAGGGCAAGCAGTGCGACGGGTCGGACCCGGAGTGGCACACCCCCGTCGTCGGCGGTGGCGCCTCCCGCGGTCGGTCGGTGTCCCGCTGCCCGAGCAAGGCGTTCACGCCGGAGCTGTGGAGCCTTGCCCGGCTGGTGTCGGCGGTGCGGTCGACCGGGATGCCGATGACCGGCGGCGGCGTGGACACGGCGGACGCCTGGACCGTCGAGGCGTTCGGGCTGCTGAATGCCGAGTTGGACCGGATCAGCGCGAAGCAGGCCGAGAAGCGGGCCGAGGTGATGCGTCAGAGGATGGGAGGTCGCCGTGTCTGACGTAGCAATCAGCATCAGCGCGACGACGCAGGCCGCCCGGCGCGAGATGGCCAAGCTCGGCAAGTCGTTTGCGGGCATCGACAGGGCGGCAACGCGCACGGCGAAGGCGTCGACCGCGGCGTTTGACACGCTCCGGGTCGGCCTCGGGACGGCGCTCGGCTTGTCGATCGACGCGGTGCGCTCCAAGGTCATGGAGCTGGGCCGCGCCTACGGGCAGTGGTTTGCCGAGACGCAGGCGGGCAAGCAGGCCACCGAGCAGTTCACCGCTGTGCTGGTCGAGCAGCGGAACACGGCGTTTGCGCCCCTGAACGCCTCGATCATCGGAGCGATGGAAGCCACGAAGGAGTGGCTGTCGTCGCTCGACGAGCAGGAGGTGCGGGCCTTTGGCGAGTCGCTGGCCGACGCATTCCAGAGCGGCGCGGAGACTGCCTTCCTCGCGGGCCAGGAGCTCCGCAAGATGGCGTCGGGCCTGCGCGTCACCGCCGCGGCCGTCACGGTGCTGTCGGAGCAGTGGCGGCTCGCCAAGGAGTCCTACGAGGACTACTTCGGCGTCGGCGGCTCCGAGGCCCGGTCGAAGGAGCGCGGCGCGGCGCACGAGGCCCGACGGGCGGTCAAGGCGCTCACGGCAGAACTCGACACGCTCAAGGCGAAGCAAGCCGAGGTCGACAAGGCGCGGGCCGACGGCGCTGTCGTCATCATCGACTACACCGAGCAGATCGCGGCGCTGGAGCGCAAGCGCAGCGGCTTCGGCGAGATCGTGCAGGAGTACAACGCGCAGGGCAGCGCAGCGGATCGAGTGTCCACCGCGCTGACCGAGCTAGACCGCGCCACGGCCGACTACATCCAGACCGGCGAGGACGGCGCCGATGCGTTCAAGCGGTTCCGCGAGACGCTGACCGCCGCTCGCGAGTCGGCCAACGGGCTCGGCTCGGCGCTCACCGACAAGGCCGCTGAGGGCACCGACGCGCTCACCAGCAAGGCCGCAAAGGGTACCGACGCGCTGGCCGGCCTGCGCCGCGAGCTAGAGACGCTCGGCCTCACCTCCGAGCAGCTGCTCACCAAGCGCGTCACCGAGTCGCTGGAGACGCTGCGCGAGGGGCTCGACAAGACCGACATGGGCGCCGCGGACTACAACGCCCGGGTCTCCGAGATCCTGCGGCAAGCCCGCGAGCAGCGCCGCGAGGACCACGCCGAGACGATCGAGCAGATCCACGAGGAGACGGCGGCGCGCGACGACGCCGCGGCCCAGCGCATGAGCACCGCCGAGAACGTCGCGAACGCGGTGATGTCGCTGGGCTCGCTCGTGACGGCGTTCCAGGCCCGCGAGGGCGACGCTCGGACCGCCGAGCAAAAGAAGGCCGCGAAGGCCGGGTTCGCCGCTCAGCAGGCGTTCGCGATCGGCTCGGCGCTGGTCAACACCGCGCTGGCGATCACCAACGCGCTCGCCACGGTGCAGCCTTACCCGGCGGCCATCGCCGCGAGCATCGCCGCGGGCGTGCAGGGCTTCGCCCAGGTCGCCGCGATCACTGCCACGTCGATTCAGGGCGTCGCGGACGCCGGGCTGATGCCGGGCGCGCTGAAGGCCGCCGGCCTGAATCAGCACAGCGTGCTCGCCGTCCGCAACGACGAGGCCGTCGTCGACCCCCGCGGCACCGCGGCGCTCTCGGACATGCTGGAGCTGTCCCGCGACCGCATGGCCCGGGACATGGTCGGGCGCAGCGGCGGTCCGCAGAACATCACGCTGGAGATCGACGGCCAGGTGCTTGGGTCGATCACCCGCGGCTACCGCATCGCGGACGCGCAGCGCGGCCTCGGCTATGAGCGGGAGGTGCGCTGATGGCTCTTGTTGGATTCGGCCTCGCCAACCTCGCCAAGGGCAAGAACACCAACGTCGGGCGCTGCACGCTCGACGACCGCGGCGCCTTCCTCACCGATCGCGTCGGGGAGCGCAGCAGCGCCCCGCAGGGCGTCTCGGGCTGGTACGACGTGCATGACGGCAACGGGTCGATCTCGATCAACTCGACCGCCTACACCGTGCCGAATGGGCTCTATGACGCCCCTACGCTCACCTCCCGCATCACGTCTGCGGTGGTCGGTGGCGGCGGGCCGGCCGACTTCGTCTGCGACTTCAACGTGCTGAACCAGTTCCGCCTGCGCCGGACCGGCGGGACCCCGTTCACGGTCGACTTCTCCGGCCTCGCCAACTCCATCGCGGCGACCATCGGGTACGCCGACGCCAACCTCTCGGGCTCGTCCCTCTACCTGAGCGCCGAGGCGCGGCCGTCCGGGTCGGTGTCGGTGGTCGAGATCGACTTGAACACGCTGGCGCCGTCGGGCAGCAGCCCGGACCCGGGCGGGGTCTTTGTCGTGCTCTACGGCGACGACGACACCGACTTCAGCGACGTGAAAGTTTTCCTCGGCGCGGCGTCGTACTCGTCGAGCTCGCAGCCGTGGCGGACGCTGGGCGAGACGCTGACGCTTTCCGATCGCGGCACCCGCACGGACGCCGCCGGGGTCCTCATCAACCCGCTACAGGGCGCGCTGCGGACGACGGGCACGCCCCGCCGGTACATGCGCTTCCAGTGGGACCACCCGGACACCTCGACCGTGCATAGCGTCGGGGTGATCTACCTGTGCGACTGGACGCAGGACGACACCCGCACGGCGCGGGAGATCCCCTACCACATCCCCACGCCGCAGGACGACGGGGCCGACTCGCTCTATCCGTCGGAAGGTCTCAAGCGGTGGACGGTGCGCCTGCCGTTTGACCGCTGGGGCCCGTCGGCGGCGGAGGTCCTCGACGCGCTGCACGACACCGGCGGCGCGCGGTTGATGGTGTGGGCGCTCCGGGGCGACGAGGTCAAGGCGGCCACCCGCACCCTTGGGGACGAGGCCGACGCGGGCTACGCCTACTTCGGGCGCCTGCTCCTCGGGCCGCGTAGCTACAGCGGCGGCGGCTCGGACTTCGTCAGCGAGGAGCACGAGATCGTGCAGGAGGTCTAGCCGGTGGCGCTCCCTGACCTCGACCTGTCCGGCCTGACGCTGCCGCGGCTTGCCGTCGTCGCGACCGTCGCCTACCGCGACGCCGACGGCGTCGATCGGGTCGCGCGGTGGATGGGTCCGTCGCGCAAGCACGGGAGCGCGCTCGTCGTCGTCGGCCTGGAGGACAGCACCCCGACCCCGCGGCAGTACGTCGCCCGCCTGCGCTCCGTCGTCGACGACTTGGACCTTGGCGGCCTGACGAACGCGGTGCAGACGGCGTCGGAGATGACGCTGGAGGTCGATCTCGGCCACCTCGACGACGAGGCCGGGCTCATGCGGGACGCGCAGCTCGGGTACTGGAGCGCGCGGGAGGCCCGCGTGTGGGTCGTCCAGCTCGAGGCGGCCGGCGGCTCGATGCACGCCACCCGGGCGCGCGAGATCTTCGCCGGTCGCGTGGTCGACAGCGGCCTGGATCGGCTGCGGCTCGGGGAGGGCGCCTCGTTGCGGCTGAAGCTCCGCGACACGCTGCTGCCCGAAGACGAGCGCATCCCGACCACCTACATGTGGTCGGACGACGAGCTGAAGAACGGGCTCGCGCCGTACACCGAGACGGAGCCGGGAGCGGGCGGGGACTACGTTTGGCACCCCGCGGCGGCCAGCCGCTCGGTCGCGGACGCCTACAACAATGGCCCGTTCGGCGGGCGCCACGTCGGCGTCGTCTACGGGCGCATGGACTCGCTCGCATTCCGCTACCAATTCCGCGCGCCGGTGGTGCTGCGGCCTCTGGCCTTCTACGGGGCGCAGCAGGCCGCTGTCGGCGCGACGCACTACTTCTTCCACGTTTCGCCGCAGTTCGACTGCTTCGTTGAGAACGACAGCGGAAAGGCCGTCTGGTTCGTGCAGACCAGCACCGGCACGGTCACGAGCCTTGAGACGCTGTACGGCGGCAACTTGCCGAACGTGAACATCCGGTGTTTCAACAACCGCGATTCGAAGAACGGGCCGGTGGGCACCAACGTTCGGCTGCTCATCAACGACAGCGACGCGCCCGACGGCTCCGGCGGCCTGGGCGGCGGCGGCTTCGCCGGGGTCGACGGCGCGCAGTGCTGGGCGATCTGCTACGGGCCGGGCGGCGGCACGCTCGACACCTCGGCGTCCGACACCACCGCGGGGCTCGCGCTCGGCGGCACGGTCGAGGCGCTGACGCAGGCCGGGCTCGCCGCGATCCGCAACCGGGATGACGAAGTGTTCCGGGACCTCGTCGAACTTGCCGGCTTCGGGGTGATCCTCGACGGCGTCGGGCTGGGTGAGTACGACGCGAACGCCCCGGCAGGCCCGGCGGGGACCGGGCTCTACCGCGAGATCGGGTGCGCGGTCCCGCTTGAGCCCACCGACGACCCGCCGAAGCTGCGCGAGGTGCTGGGCGAGCTGGTGATGGTCGGCGGCGGGGATGTGATCGTGCGGCACGTCGGCGGCGCGCGGAAGCTGACTCCGATCCGGCGCCGCCCGAACAGCGCGCAGGGCGCGGCCGATCACAAGGTGCGGCTCCCCGACTTCTACGAGGGCCGCGACGTGTTCTCCGCGCGACCGGAGGTCGAGCACGACCCGCGCAACGACGGCGGCACGGTCGTAGAGGTGCGCGCGCCGGACCGCAACGTGCCGGGCGTCGCGCTCGGCGGGACGAGCACCACTGCGAGCATCGCCACCAGCATCGACGGGCCGCGCCGCCGGTACGAGGACGCCGCGCACGAGGCCGCGGTGGGCGCTCGCATCGTGCGCCGGGTGACGCTGGAGCACTGGCTGCCGCAGGAGCCGCCCGCGTGGGTATCCGGCGACGAGGACCCCGCGTTCAGCGACGCCGCCAAGATGCTGTCCGGCAACTTGACGCAGCCGCAGCGGTACATCACCGCGACGCTCGGATGGCGCGCGCTGCTGTGGGAGCTGGGCGACACCGTGCAGTACGAG